ATCAAAGGGCAAGTAATGGGTCAGCTTAAAGAATGGGTAAAACAAGATTGGGTAAGGATAGGCAGCGATGGTTCTATCAAAGGTAAGTGTGGCACTTCAAAAGATAAGAAAAACCCTGATCGTTGTCTTCCAAGAGCTAAAGCTAATAGCCTTTCAAAGGCTGAACGAGCTACGACAGCTCGTAAGAAGAAAAAAGCAGGGTCCAAAGGTAAAACCGTCGTCGCAAACACCAAGCGAGCGAAAGTCACCAACCTCAAAAACGGCGGCGCGGTCGGCTACGAAACGAAAGCCAAAAGGCCCTTCAGGGGGAAAAAAATAGCCGGGACGGCGGTCGCCCGGGGCTGTGGATTAGTGATGTCAGACCGCAGGAAACGAACTAAGGGTTCAGTAAGTCAAGCATAGGAGCGTGAAATGGCAAAAGAATTTATGACGATGGATGAATATGCGGCCACTCTTGTTGGCGGCGGCATGAAATCTAAAGGCATGGCTAAAGGCGGTAAGGTAAAAGCCAAAGGCATGGCTAAAGGTGGCAAGGTCGCCAAGATGGCTGGCGGCGGAATGATGAAGAAGAAGGGTTATGCCAAGGGCGGAAAAGTCAGGGCAAAGGGCATGGCCGCAGGAGGCAAAGTTGGCATGATGAAGAAAAAAGGTTATGCCAAGGGCGGTAAGGTAAAGTAATTTGCCTTATCTTCAGAGCAATATTCCGCACTTCAAGTGTTGGGTGCGGAAGGAGTACACTTGTAATCATTTGAATTATCATGGCGAGTTCCTTCACGCCATGGCTATTGCGGTGACGACTATGCCTAGTCGTTGCTTGAGTTTCCAAATGATATTTACAGGTTGTGAGGCCGATGGGGATGATCAACCCAATGTTCACGGAGGAGCGATGTGGGCGAGAATGCCCATAACGGCTCTTGTTGGGGATACACCGCTTGAAGAATGGCCGGAACCTATGCCCGTTCATTTAGCACAACCTTGGGATTGCATGTCCCACACTCACGCTGTCTACCGTTTAGATCGGGCACACCCGTGCCCGTGGATTGCTAAGATAGGTCCCGATTTCTACCCGGCTAAATACTATTTCACTGTAGATTATACCGAGAGTGAAATTGCTGACGACCCCGCACAGCACAAACAAAGCCACGTTTTGGAGCTTTTAGACGCGGGGCCATACACGGGAAATATCGTTGCTTTGCCTAACAATCGAGTGCGCGTAACGCATCCTGCGTGGTTTGAAACAGGTGAAGGTCCCCCGGACTTCTTGCCCTCACAACACATACACTATTCAAAATCGGATTTAGACTATACCATGGATGTAAATCAGATTTTTGACAATCTGTATGCGGAGAAAAAGTGATGGCCATTTCGGGTAGCACAAATTTTGAATTAGACGTATCGGATTACATAGAAGAAGCTTTTGAGCGTTGTGGCCTTGAGGTTCGTACCGGTTACGACCTTAAAACAGCGCGAAGGTCTTTGAACTTGATGTTAGCCGAGTGGGCTAATCGCGGCTTAAACCAATGGACTATTGCGGAACGGTCTCAAGCATTGACGGACGGCACCGCAGCGTATTCGTTGGGAACGGATGTAATTGACATTCTTTCTGTGGTGGTTCGTAGAAGTGGGACTGATTTTGCTTTAGAACGTATTAGCCGGGATGCCTATCAAAACATTCCAACAAAAAGCACTGAGGGTCGTCCGTCTCAGTTTTTCTTGGATCGTCAAATCACGCCTTCTTTGAAACTATGGCCTACACCGGAAAACAGCACTGATGTGGTGTATTACAATGCGTTAACTCGCATGGATGATGCAGATCTAGCAACTAATACTTTAGAAGTACCGTTTCGGTTTTATCCTTGTTTAGCCGCGGGTTTAGCGTATTACATTGCAATCAAACGAGCTCCAGATCGAATACAGCTCTTAAAAGCTGTATATGAAGAGGAGTTTGAACGAGCCATGACGGAAGATAGAGATCGAGCGTCTTTCAGCGTTGTTCCACAATACGAGTATTTTAGGGTGGGGTAATGTCTAAATTTGCTACAGGTAAATATTCTTATGCCATATCTGACCGATCAGGGTTTAGGTATCGGTACAAGGACATGCGTCGAGAATGGAACGGTTTGCTTGTAGGAAAAGATGAATACGAGACAAAACAACCACAATTAGGGCCTTTTCGAGTTCCGTCGGACCCGCAAGCTTTACGGAATCCAAGGCCAGACACTCAAAACCGTTTTTCAGTAAATGTTACATTTCCAACTTTTGATTTGACAACGGTTCAATACATACCTTTAAGGGCGATGTTAAGCTCTGTGGGTCAAGTAGTTGCCACCGGCAGTGCGACGGGAGAAGCTGTTTCTGTGGCAATAACCGGTATTTCTGCCGAAGGTTATGTTGGAAGCGTGGTTGCGTCTAACATAGCATCTGCAACGGCTGCGGTAACTGGCGTAGCGGGAACAAGTGCCGTGGGTTCAGTCTCTGTAGTAGCGATAACAGTTTACACTGTAACGGTTTCAAGCGATGGATACGGTAATAAATACTATATCGCAGGTCTTTCAGGTGCTGCCCCAACCCTCACTCTTAACGAGGGAAGCACTTATAGGTTTGATCAATCTGCTTCCAGCAATTCCGGACATCCATTTAGGTTCTCTACCACATCTAATGGAACACATGCTGGTGGCAGTGAATACACTACAGGTGTAACACATACAGGGACTCCGGGCAGTTCTGGAGCTTATACACAGATCACGGTAGCCTCTGGTGCCCCAACTCTGTATTATTATTGCACAAATCACAGTGGTATGGGCGGCACTGCAAACACGCCATAGGAGTAGAAAATGGCCTTTTCTGGAAATTTCTTGTGTACGTCTTTCAAGAGCGAACTATTCAATGCTGTTCATAATTTTGGGAGTCATACTTTTAAAATCGCATTGTTTACTAACAGCGCGACATTGAATGCAACCACAACCGCATACTCAAGCACCAACGAAGCTAGTGGTACGGGTTACAGTGCAGGTGGGGCAACTGTTGCGAATGTTAGCGTAAATACTAGCGGAACCACTGCGTTTATAGATTTTGATGATGTTGCTTTTTCAAGCTCTTCGATAACTGCTAGAGGCGCACTTTTGTACAACAGCAGTGCTTCTAACAAAGCCGTAGCAGTGTTTGATTTTGGCTCAGACAAATCATCATCGTCTTCTACTTTCACGATCACTGTTCCAACAGCAGACGCAAGCAATGCGATAGTTAGGATTGCCTGATGAGCTTTACGTATGGCGAGCTAAAGACAGCAATTCAAAATTTTACAGACAACGAAGAAACAACCTTCGTTACCAATCTGCCTGTCTTTATTCGTTCTGCCGAAGATCGAATATTTAAGTTAGTCGATCTTGAGGTGTTTCGTAAAAACGCCACAAGTACACTTTCGCAAAATGACCCTTACCTATCAGTTCCAACAGACTATTTGTCTTCTTTTTCAATGTCTGTAACAAACAGTTCCAGCAAAGAGTTTTTGCTTCAAAAAGACGTTAATTTTCTACAGACCTATAATCCTAATCCCGCTACTACGGGAACACCAAAGTATTATGCTTTTTTTGATGTAAATAACTTTATATTGTCGCCGACGCCTGACTCAAACTACGCGGTAGAGCTTCACTACTATTACCGGCCAGACAGCATTACAAAATCACCCGGAGCCGACAGTCAAACTACTTGGCTCAGTGAAAACGCCCCAAATGCGTTGCTTTACGGTTCATTGATGGAAGCGTACATTTACATGAAGGGCGAACAAGACATGCTTCAGATGTACGAAAAACAGTTCGCCGAAGCTCTAAGTCGAATTAAAGATCTGGCGGAAGCTAGAGAAAACAGCGATGCGTATCGCAGAGGTCTGCCAGATCGGCCTCGTACATAAGGAGTAAAAGACAATGGCAACGTCAAACGCAGCAACCAATTATCTAGAACATGCGATCCTTGATTTCTTGTTCAAGAATAACTCAGAGAGCTTTGCCACTCCCGGCAACAGCATTTATGTCGGCCTTGCAACCGCCGTATCTAGTATTGAAACAGGCTCTCTAACAGAGGCCACGTTTGGGGCTTACGCTAGGCAGCAGGTTCAGGCTTCCGGCTGGACAGTTCCAGCAGTGGGAACAGATACTCAGACAGCAGTAAATGCTGCGAATATTGAGTTCCCGGCGTCTACCGGCACAAACAACACGATCACACATGCCTTTGTTGTAGACGCTGCCAGCAGCGGAAACATCTTGTTTATAGGTGCCTTGGACGCAAGTAAGACAATCGCCACCGGCGACATCTTCCGCATCAACGCAGGCAACCTGTCGATAGAGCTAAAGTAACATGGCACTTGTTCTCAGAGATCGCGTAAAAGAAACGACCACTACCACCGGCACTGCAACGTACACGCTTGCAGGCGCTGTTTCTGGTTTTGAGACTTTCGGCAGCGTGGGCGATGGGAACACGACATATTACGCTTGTTCTGACGGCACCGACTTTGAGGTCGGCATTGGAACCTACACTGCGTCAGGCACCACACTAGCCAGAACCACGATACTTCAGTCGAGCAATAGCGATGCTGCTGTGAACTGGAGTTCCGGTACAAGGACGATTTTCTGCACGTTGCCAGCGGAAAAGATGTCCTTCCTTGATGCTTCTGGGAATGTGGTGGCGGCTAACGGTAGCAATCTGACAGCCCTCAATGCCAGCAACCTTGCCTCTGGCACGGTTCCAGACGCTAGGTTTCCTGCAACTCTGCCAGCGGCTAGTGGTGTAAACCTCACTGCGTTAAACGCCAGCAATCTTGGCTCTGGTACAGTTCCAGATGCGCGGTTCCCCGCGACACTACCGGCGGCGAACGGTAGTAATCTGACGGCATTGAACGCTAGCAACCTTGCTAGCGGTACAGTGGCTAACGCTAGGCTGGATGCACAGCTACAAGACGTGGCGGGGCTGGCGGTTACAAACGGTAACTTTATTGTGGGTGATGGGTCTAACTTTGTAGCTG